GAAGTCACCTTGATAGATTCCCTGCAATCTAGGAAGACATTCAAAACACATGTGCAGGATGGATGCTACATTTGGAATGTGTCCGTGATTAGTTTCAATATCTGCGTGGTTATAGTTAATCTTAATCTTCTTCTTATTGAATACACTTTTCGTACCCACAAAGAACTTACCGTTCTCGGGATTGATACCCCAAACTACAGCGGGAGCACCATCATACTTGACGGATAGAGTATTGTTACGTTCCCACAGAAAGTTAAGCATCTGACGGAAACTATCCCGACCCTCAAGTAGAGAATCCTCAGGATGTTCTAAGTGAGTGTTCTTTTTCATATTAGTATCATTGCACAAAAAAACTCCCCTGTCAAGGGGAGTGTGCAGCATGTTTAACTGTCACTACGATATGCTGGTTCTATTCCATTTATTGTACGTTTGTCATGCAATTTTGTCAGAATAGAATCACAGTCCCAATAATCTTTTGAACTTGTTGTAGTTTTATTGATTTGATAATATCTAACAGCATCATAAATGACACTGTACTCTTTTGCTGTTAGATTCATTAGGTAGTAAACTCTGAAACAATACACGAATCTAGACCATCTTCAGCAAGTGCGTAAGTGTAAGACTTCTCGATATTTTCTCGGAGTTTATTGTAATGAGGTTGATTAAAGTTGCCCTCATCTTCAGCAACGATCAATTCAAAACACTCTTCGTCATCTTCAGCAATCACATTCCAGATTCCACCATATTCACTACTGGGGAAGGGAACATAATGATCCACGACATAGAAAAACTTTTGTGCCATTGTTGTTTGTAAATTACCTCTAAAGTGTAAATGTTTTGTTCAGATTTGTCAAGTATTACCAACCCCTATCTGCTAACCAACTGCCAACTTTCCACGCCAACCAACCGATAAAACCACCAAGAATCATGGCGAGAATACCAGTGGAAGATATAGTTGCTAGACCCCAAATAAACAGAAGAGCAGAAACACCAAGACCAAAGACTACAATATTTGCACTAAAGTCCATGTCATAACCTTCACTGGAACTAGTGGAGGTTGAACTATTAGAGGATGAATAATCTATCGGTTCATTGTAAGCATATGTCCCAATAATGCGGAATCCAGGCATAGAACCACGCATAGATTCAATTTGAGATTGAGCGCCAATACCGTTCAAACTTTCAACAATATCGGACTGAATTAAACTGTTGTGAGCAGTCCACTTAACTTCGTACTTCATTTTACTTTGTTAATAGAAACGAACATGTAATCTTTAGGTTCTTGTTCATTGATTATTACTTCACTATAAACCGCCATTGCATCACGATCCCGACCAGATTCTGCAAGATCGGAACACAAACATTCATGAAAGATTTCAAGACTATCAATCAATTTTTTGCGAGTCTTTTTAGACATAGAGACACATCTCCAAGGGATTGAGGTTGATGGGCATAGCAGTGTAAGGAGTTGTATTATTTACATCTACCCTATCACCACATTTAGAAGAGTTTATCGGGGCATAGTAACACTTTTGTTTTGCATCATAGAATCCCCAGATACAACGAGAGGGAGTATTGCCATTGTAAATAAACCCACGATCATATACAGTCCAGATAGAGTAAAGATTACGCTTAAAAGGTAGCGTCTCATATCTATATCCGTCTGGAGGAAAGTGGGGGAAACTTGTTTGTATTTCTCGTAAGATTTCATCGGGGACATCACTCATTTCTCAACTTTCCAGTGTTCGTTGCCCTTGACAGGAACCCAGAAGTAGTATTTCTTATTCAAAGATTCGAGGAACATCCATTTTTGACCCTCATGTTCACGTTCTGCTTGAACAGCACAAGTATGGAAAAGATCCATCTCGTTTGCAAAACGATTCTTTGCTTTACGAGAAAGGGGAGTAACACAAACTCGTTTGGTCTTGGTAGTCATGAATTAACCTCTCAACTTGTTTAAGATAATGCATCCAGGAGCGGATTGGACGAAATAGTGTGCGGTTTGTTGACCGTCACAGTGTTCCCTTTCGGGATCTTTTTGGTTTGTTTGGGTGCAGAACCCTTCTTTTTTTCCCGATCGGGAACATTGGAAACACCAGAACCCTTGCCACCACTGGGTTCTGTTTTGAGCAAATTACTCTTTTTTTGTGATTTTCGTTTGGCGGGTGGTTTGGGTTGTACCTGCGACCCAGATTTTCGTTTTTTGTATTTTTCTACTTTACTCATGGCACTTTGAAAGGTGCGTGATACATCACTAAGCACACTTCCATTGTGAATGATAACCCACTCTTTATCACCAATGCATGGCACTACTGCCCACATTCCATCGGGAGAGACATAATCTCTCACACATTTTGGATCAAGTAGTGTAGAGTTTTGGTTGTAGTATTTCTGACTCATCGACGGATCTCCGAGATAGCAGGTTGACCCTGATTAAACACCGTGTCTACAACCGCCTGAACCTTTTTAGAGGTGGAGATACCCACAGAGTCATAAACAGGGATGCAGACCAATCCAAAGGTCTTAGACTTGTCACCCAGACGGATAACGCGACCGATAGATTGCGAGATGCCAATATAATCCATGTTGCGGAGGAAGATGACACTTTCCAATCCGTTGACGTTGATACCTTCGGACAGGATGGAGTGGTGAAGAACCACAAACTTCTTGTTAGGATCTTTACCCCATGCATTTAGAGTGTCAAAGAATACCTCACGGTTCACCTTTTGACCATCAATGATTGCACCAGTCTTGGAGGTAATCGTCATCCAAGAGTAACCACGAGACGCGACATCTTTGCAGAAGTCAGAGTCACTCAACAGACCCATGATCTGTTTGGTAGAACGAGCACAGACAAGAACTTTATTGACTGATTGAGTACCATCAATGAAGCCTTCAGTGACAGTGACACTTTTAGGATTATCAATCGTCTCCATCAGGAAGTCACTATCACGCGACCAGATCTTGAACTTATCCTGAACCATTCCGAGTTGTTTGACAACAACTTTAGGAGGAAGAATGTAACCCTGTTCAACCAACTCAGGTGCAGGAATGTTGCAGATTACCTGACCATAAACCTCAGGCATATTCATCCCAGGTTTGTTGATAGTCAGAGAATGTTTCGGGGTTGCAGTAAAGAAGAAACAACGATCAGACTCGTTAGAGAAATACTCAGTCGCAGGGAAAAAGTTCCTTTTAACAGAGTTATGTGCCTCATCAAAATAGATGTTATTGACCTCAATATCCGACTGACGGATACGATCCAAAGAGTTGTAAGTAGTGAAGATCAGAACGTTCTCACCTGCGGTGCGGGCAGTGTTAGCAAACAGGTGAATCTTCTCGGGGTTAGTAGAAGAGAAGTGATGAGTTTCACCACTGTGAACGTGCATCACATGAGTGTACTTAGTATCAATAAACTCCAGAAACTCTGCGGAGAGTTGTTCAGCAAGAAGGATGCGGGGTGCTACAACAACGGTAGTCATTCCGTTGTCAATATATTTGCAGTTACGGATAATATCAAAGAACATGGTAGGAGTCTTCCCACCACCAGTAGGTATAACGATTTGACCTTTATCGTATGCGAGCATTGCATCCAATGCACGGATTTGGTTAGGACGGAGTTGCATTAACCTCGTGTTCAATAAAATAATAATAACCCCTCACCAGTTGCCTGGCAAGGGGTTTCCGATAAGGACTCCTTATCAAACCAGATAGTTCGATTCGTAGTCAATCAGTTCAGAAGGAATGAGATCTTCGAATACATCTCGGACTGCACCTTTCTCAGGATGGAATAGAGTAATACCGAGGTGATCGTACTTCAAATGAGTAGCAACATGGATGACAAATTGACCATCCCTGTTTTCAGTCAACTGACTGAGTTTGTTGTTCTCATCAGGAGTAACTTCGATAGTCTGACAACACATAAGGAAGAGAGTCTTGAACTTGTCCAGATCTGTCAACCAAATATCTGCGTTGTCGTACACCATCCTTGCAACAAATTGAGGAGACATACAGTGATCTTTAGTAGTCTTATTCCCCTTGCGTTTTGCAGACATTGCTGCAGCACTAATGTAACCCGTTTTGTTAGGTTCTCCTGCACAGAATACCTGATCATACAGGATTCTTGTCATGGATCTTTGTGTAAACTGATTTGCATCTTTCCAAAAAGGAAGAACTCCTCTCATTGCATGAAAAGTAATCTTTGCGAACTCTT